TTTCTCCTCTCCCAGCGGGGAGAGGGGGAGTTAAGGCCAGCTAGGACGTGCCGAACTTCATGAGCTTGATCGCGTCGAAATCCTGCACCCCGCCGCCGACCCGCTTGGTGGTGTAGAACAAGACGTAGGGCTTGGCGGAGTAAGGATCGCGCAGCACCCTGATGCCGGCGCGGTCCACCACGAGATAGCCGCGATTGAAATCGCCGAAGGCGACCGAGTAGCTGTTCGAGGCGATGGCCGGCATGTCCTCGGACTCGGCGATCGGATAGTTCATCAGCGTGGGCGAGAGGTCGGCCCGCTCGGGCGGCGCCCAGATGTAGTTGCCGTCGGCATCCTTGAACTTGCGGATCGCGGCCTGGGTCGCGCGGTTCATCACCCAATGGGCGTTGGCGCGATATTCCGACTTCAGCGCATAGATGAAGTCGATGAGATCGTCGGAGGGATCGGCCGCATCGAAGCCGCCATCGGTGCCGGTGGCGACATAGCCGATATTGCCCCACGACCAGGAGCCGTTGGCGACCTTGGTGTAGTCGAGGAAGCCCTTCGGCTTGTTGCTGCCGTTGCCGGAGACGAAGGCGGTGCCTTCCTGCTGGGCGAAGGCGACCTGGATTTCCTCGGCGAGCCATTCGTCGATATTGACCACCGAATCGTCGAGCAGCGCCTGCGTCGCCGACGGCATGGCGTAGAGCTCCATGGTCGGGAAGGTGAGCTCGGCCAGCGTGGGCGAGTTGGTCTCCGGCCGCGTGGCGGTCTCGGCCACCCACCCGGTCGCGGGGCCAGTGATGGCGAAGGGCTTCTTGTAGACTGACGCGCTCACCGTGCGATTGCCGGCGATGGCGCGGATCGGCGAGATGTTCTTGACGCCTCTGATCACCGCGGCCTCGGTCTCGGGCGGCACGAGATAGCCGCCATCGGCGCCGGAGCCGACCGACAGCGCCTTCTGCTCGAGGAGGTGCAGGCCGTTGGCCTCGCCATGGCGGACATAGGCCTCGAAGGCAGCCTTGTGTTGGAGCAGCGCGCCGCTTGAGCGAACGGCCGAGCCGCCGAGCTGCGGGCGCGCCGCCTTCAGGGTGAGCTGATCGACCAGCGCCTTGTGCTGGTCCATGGCGCGATTGATGCGGTCGAGCTTCTCGGTGGTGACCACGTCCTCCGAGATGCTCTGCTCGATCTGGGCGAGCCGCTCGTCATTGGCGGCCTTGAACGCCTCGAAGGCGCGCATGAACTCGTCGAAGGCGAGCGCCACGTCCTCGCTGGAGCCGCTCGCGGCTTTGCTGGCGAAGCTCCTGGCCTTGGTCTCGATGTCTTCAGTCTCTTGCGTCTCTTGCAGTTCGCTCATGTCAATCCTCTTCTGGGGGGCGGTCATCGCCCCATGTTGGTGGCTATCATCCGCGTCTTGATCGGGGCTGGCTTCAAAACGCGAATGCCCGCAGGGCGAGGCCCACGGGCATGACGATTTCACGGTAACTAAAGTGGTACGCTGAACGACGTTCAGCTCTGGGTGATAGTCAGCAGCCTTGCGGCGACTTGTTGGGCGCGAGCAGGATCGCCCTTTAGCCCGAGCGCGTCCGTCTCGATCTCAAGCAAGTAGCGCGACAGCTCCGCGACGGATGTTCCGTCAGACAACATCTTCGCAATTCGCGGCACGTACTCATCGTATTCGTCGGCGGCTTGAGGGATGTCACGAATACCGATGGGGTCCCAATCGACAAGGAGAATTTCCCTGGCTGCATTCGTTAAGTGGTTGAGCCTTGTCATTTTCGTCTCGAACCCCAAGTCACACCGAGACTCACTGCCCCCAGACAGTTATGACCCTGCCAAGCGGGTCGAGAACGACTACCGCACCAGCGCCAACATACCTTGTCGAACCGTCCGCTTGCGGCAGAATTTGAATCGGGTTCACGACTGCGCCATGAATCGCCGATGGCGAAATTCCGCGGCTGATGGCTCGATTTATCCCATGCTTCGTGAACCCGGTAATATCTGCGGCCAATTGTATCGAATCATCTGCGGACCAGGCGCGAGGAATTCCGAATTCGGTGCTTTCTCCGGTTCCGGTCCACTGGCCGCCATCGGGATTGCCCGCCGGCACGCGCGGCTGGTTGGGATCGAACTTGGCTTTGGCCGCGCATTCGAGCGCGCGAAGCTTGGTCTCGACGAGGCCTGCATGCAGAAACCAGCCGACGCGACGGAGCTGGGCGCTGGCATGCCTGCCCGCTTCAACTGAGTCCACGAGACGGCTCCCGTTGCTCAGTGAGACCGCATCAGACGCGCGGCGCGACGGAACTTGCTGGCGAGGCTTCGCTCGCTTCGATGTGACAAAGAATGCGCAACCGACTGCCGGCGCTTCACCGCGCTGACCCGCGCTTCGGGCAGCATGGGGAAGGTGACGACGGAGATTTCCCAGAGATCGATCTTGTCGAGACGGCGCACGCCGGTCGCCGGGTCGGTGCGCCCCTGCACGGTGCGGAAGCCGATGGAGAGCCCGTCGAGCGCGCCGGCGCGCATCAGGCTCAAGACTTCGCGGGCGCGCGTCACCTCAGGCATCAACCGCCCCCGCGCGAACAGCCCCCGCGCGTCCTCATGCAGATCGAGCCACACCCCGATCGGCTCGTTAGGGTCGTGCTGAAAGAGCAGCTTCACGCCTTGCGGCCCGCGCGCGGCGAGGCTGTCGCGGAAGGCGCCCGGCATGACCAGGTCCTGGCCGAGATCGACCTCGCCAAACAGGCTGGCATAGCCGGAGAAGGTGCCGTCGGCCTCGACCTGTTTAAGGTCGACCGGCGCGAACTTCACCTCGCGCTCGGGCAGATTCTCGCCGAAGCGTTGCAGCATTTTGGTTTGCTCTCGCTTATCCGACACCCGTCATCGCCGGGCTTGACCCGGCGATCCATTCCACTTGCCTCTCCGCACCTGCGGCGGCGCAACGGCATGGATGCCCGGATCAAGTCCGGGCATGACGGAGATTATTGTTGAGGAGCGGGCACGAGCGCGTCCCCGCCCTCGACGGCGCCGTAGCCGACCGCGGCGCGCTTCTCGTTGATGGTGAGGAAATCGCTCTTCCGTACCCGCTCCCACAACGCCTCGCGATCGGTGCTCAAGGCCTCGACCGCATCGAGATCGGGGCGCAGCTCGAGCGACGACGCCGCTAGCGGTGAGCCTGAATCCGCCCCGGCGAAAGCCGGCGCCAGCCAAACCGACAGCGCCTTGGCGGTACGGTTGACCAGCGGCAGCACGGTTTGCCGCCAGAAGCTGCGATTGGCCTCGGCGTAATTGGAATAGGTATTGTCGCCGGGAATGCCGAGCAGCATCGGCGGTACGCCGAGCGCCAGCGCCACCTCGCGCGCGGCGACATGTTTCGCCGCGATGAAATCCATGTCCTTCGGCGAGAAGGCCATCGCCTTCCAGTCGAGGCCGCCCTCGAGCAGCAGCGGACGGCCGGCATTCTTGGCGCCCTGGAAGCTCTCTTCGAGCTCGGCCTTGAGGCGCTCATATTGCTCCGGCGTGAGCTGCCCGTCCTTGGCGGTATAGACCAGCGCGCCGGAGGGGCAGGCTGAGTTGTCGAGCAGCGCCTTGTTCCACGCGCCTGACGCATTATGCAGGTCGATACCCGTCGCCGCGGGCTCGAGCGGGCTCAAGCCGTAATGGTCGTTGAGCGGATGGAACAGCGCCATGTGCAGGATGGGCCGCACGCCCCCGCCCACGTCCTGCTCGAAGCGCACGGTCTGCCCGCCCACACTATAGTCGTAAGCTTCGGGCCAGCCGTCCGCGCCCGGCACCACCTTCATGCGGTCGGGGCGAAGCGCATGCAGCTCGCGCGGCTCGCTCCCCACCGACACCGCTTCGAGATAGGAATTGCCGGCGACCATCAGATGCCCGTACCAGGCCTCGAACAGGTCAGGCCCGCATTGCATCGGGTTGGGCTGCGCGATGAGCTTGAGCAGGGGGTGATCGTCGACCTCGCGCTCGCCGTCGAACAGGAACAACGGCACGCTCGCCGCCGCCTCGGCGATCATCCGCACCGAGCGGTAGACCACGGCGTTCTTGGCGAAGCCCTCGCGGGCGAGGCCTGCGAAGTCGCGCGGCGTCCACACCGGCTGGCCGGCGCTCGTCCAAGCGATGAATTTTGCCGTCTTGCTTGCCTTCGCCTCAG